CGACAGCTCGCGCTCCGCGATGCCGACTGCCGTGGCGTTGGGGTTGACCAGGTTCAGTCTCGACCAGAGCTTGCGGCCGTTGTGTTGGCCACCGATTACGTCAAACGTGAGCTGCAAATACTGGCCGGTTCCGGCTTTCGTGTCTTTCATCTCCGATTCCGAGATGATGACTTCGTAACGCCCCGGCGGCAGGGCGTCGAACGACTGTTGCGGTTCTACTTCTGCGGCATTGAAATTTAAAGCGGCCATGATTATTTTCCTTTGGTTTTGGTGGTTGTTTCGGTTGTGGTCATCATTGCGTCTGCCAATTGGGACCAATCAAGCGGCAGTGAGTCGGGCAAGCTGTAGCGGTTCTTGGCAAGGTAGGCCGGCTTCTCCGACGTATAAAGCAGGCGCTCTCCGGTCGAGATCCCGCGTGATACTTTGTTGTTAAAGCCCACATCGCTGGATTTGACGATCGTCTTGTAGTTTGCAAAACCCACAATGTCGCACCACTCCTGCACTAGGGCGCTGCTGCGCGCCTGCAATTTTGGCTGGTAGCGTTCATACGGCTCAACTTCTGGCGAGTCAAACCGCTTGATTTCGCAGTGCGCCAGCAGAATAGACGCCATGCCTTTGGCGCGCAGAGCGTTCAGATCCTCCAGCACCTTGCGCCAGAGGTCGGCAGCGATCACCGCACCTTTGCCGTATGCAAGGTCTTTAGCCTCATACTGGCCGTTGATCTGCTCCCATATCAGGTTATCCAGCCAATCAAGAGAATCAATCACAACCGTCTGAAAGTCGTGATCTCCCTTAAGCGCCGTCAGTGCCTCCTGCACATCCTTGTAGGACTTGGCAACCGGGAAGTGATCCACCTCCAACCTGCCAAGACCGTCTTCGGTCAGAATGAAGATCGGGTTGGGGGCGCTGGCGCCGAAGGTTGTTTTGCCTAGCCCATGCGGGCCGTAGACCATGATGCGGGGTGGTTGCAGCGTGGTATTGCGGGATATTGCCTGTAAGTTAATTGCCATAAATCCTCCGATTAAATACTAAACAACAAAACAAGAAAAATCCAACCTGCCGCGAGTGTTGCGATGGCGCACGCGGCCGCGCCTGTAATCTCTAAAAAGTTCATGCTATTCGTCCTCGTTGGCAATGTCTTGCGCCAGCTCGTCGATCAGGTCGGTGTCTTTGAGCCAGAGCCAGAGCAGCTCCGTCACCGCTTTGCGTTCTTTCTCGACTCGCTCTTTAAACAAGTAGGGGTGCATGTCTGACATCGCAGCAAGGTAAAGCTCGGCCATGTAACTAGAGTCGCGCTCCTCGGTCAGGATGTCGTAGAGGTCAAGCTGCTTACGGCCTTTGGCCGGATACTGGCCATAATCCATCAGGGTTTCGACGGCCTGCTCGGTGGCCTGTTCGCGGTGGGATTCCGTGACTGCGGCTTGCTTGCGGTTCAGGGGGTAGCAGCGGGGGCAATCCTCGGATCCGCAGTTGCAGCGTTCGGGGGTCATTTGCACACCTCTACCCGAGTCTTGCGCGTGTCGTTTCCGTTGAACGACTCCCACCACCACGCACTATTACCCGGCGAATCCCACGCCGCCACAAAATCGTGATTGGTAGATTTCACGGCCATTTCCATGGCCGCCCGTGCTGTCTCGCAGTGTTCCGCGCAAAACCGCGTCGCCGATTGATTTTCCATTTTGTTTCCTTTCGGTTGGTGGGTTGGGTGCGCCCCCGAGGGGGCGGTGGTTGTTAAGCTGCGAATTTCTTTTCCCAGGCTATATCGTCGGCCTGACCATACTGTTGATACGCTTTTGAACCGTAAACCGGACGATCTTCGCGCCAAAACTGAGTGTCGATAACGCCAGCGGCTTTAATACGGAGCAACAACTTACGGGCGGTTGTATAAGCCTCGTTGCGCGTATCCTCAAAATGCACTTCGCCTTCTTCGTTATCAAATGATTTTTTGGCGCCGTTGAATGCGCCGATGCGATAACGGTTGCCGTCTGTATCTTCGGCGCAGATGTAATAAAACTCTGCAATGTATTCGTCACCGTCAACAGTAAAACCGGCTGAGTAAAGATCGGAAGCGACTTCAATATTAAGCTCGTAGGTTGCGATTTTCATTTTGTTTCCTTTGTGTCGGTCGGTTGGTCGGTTGTTTTGCTGCACCTGCTGAAACGGATAATATTCCGGTGTTTACGCCGTGTCAACAACAATATTCAAATTATTTGTGGTATTGTGCGGTTCTTGTCTTTTGGTCAACAGAGGGATGTTATGTATATTATGGTCAAAGAGGCCGCAACCCGGCTAAATGTTAGTCGACAGTGGGTCAATACCCTGATTAATCAAGGGAAAGTGACCACCAAGATGGTGGTAGGCCGGCGCGTGATCGTTGCGGATCGCCTGTTCCTGGCGATGGAAAAAGGGCGCCGGAAGGCGGGGAAATGAATTACTTGTCAGTCTGTTCTGGAATAGAGGCGGCTACAGTCGGCTGGCATTCGTTAGGCTGGCAACCTGTTGCATTTTCTGAGATTGAGCCGTTCCCCTGCGCCGCGTTGGCGCACCATTACCCAGACGTTCCGAACTGGGGCGACATGACCAAATTTAAGGAGTGGCCTGATGCCTGTCGATGTGTTCCCGATAGACACGCTCAATCAACTCGGTCGGCCGGATCACCACCTCAGGGAGATGTCGGAGGCGGGCGATCCGCAATACACCCTGACCAAAGCACATTGCCACGCGGTGGCGATAATTCCAACTACGGAGGTAAAACCTGTGAAAAATGCGGCGGCACAGTTGTCGATGTTCTCGTCGGAGGAACGCCCTGTCAGTCCTTCAGCGTCGCAGGACTCAGAAAAGGACTGGACGATCCGCGTGGCAACCTCATGCTTACGTATCTTGCCATTGCTGACCGCTATCGCCCCACATGGTTGGTTTGGGAGAACGTCCCCGGCGTGTTATCCAGTAACGGAGGAAACGATTTTGCCTCCCTCCTTCGAGGGCTGGGGGAACTCGGGTATGGGTTCGCCTACCGAATTCTTGACGCTCAGTACTTCGGAGTTCCCCAGCGCCGGCGTCGCGTGTTCGTTGTCGGACATCTTGGAGACTGGCGACGTGCCGCAGCGGTTCTTTTTGAGCGCCACAGCTTGTCGGGGCATCCTGCGCCGAGCAGAGAAGCGGGGAAAAGAGTTGCCAAAACAGTTACAGCAAGCCTTGGAACAGGTGGCGCAGACTACGATACAAAAGAATTGATCGGCGGGATTGATTACGAGAACAACGGTCATGGCCCTACTGGCCCTACTGGCCCTTTGCTAAAAGGTTCGCCGACCGGTGGCGGCAGACCGTTACCTGCTATTGTTCAAGCTCATCGTCAGGTTGCGTTTGGCGAATACGTTAACGATGACACGGCCTCGACGATGAAGATGCGTGATTACAAAGATGCAACTGATCTTGTTACGCACTCCCTGCGTGGTGAAGGATTTGATGCGAGCGAGGACGGCACGGGGCACGGGACGCCGTTGGTGCCGGTGGCTATCCGTGGAACGCTTTGCGGACGGTCGGCAGACAAAGGCGGCCCGGGCGGGACAGGCGCAACGGATGACGGATCAATGTGGACGTTGAGTGCTTCGGAAACGCACGCCGTCGCCTATTCCATGATAACCGCCAACACAGGGGCGAACGGGCTGGGCGTGGCGGCAGAGGTCGCTCCGACGCTTGACCGGGCGCAGCCGTGCGCCGTTGCCTTCGCCCATCAAGCCGGTGGCACTCAAACAACGCTTGGCTATGACCAGGAGCGCGGAACCGCGCCTACGCTGTCGAAGTGTCAGACGCCGGCGGTGGCTACATATTCAACGCCTGCGATTGGAGATATTCGCGCAGATGCGGTTGCATCCTGCATTTCAAAAAATACCGGCGCAGGGGGGGAAACGCAGAATCCGGCTTTTGTTCAACAGTCCATGCAAGTCCGCCGCCTTACCCCGCGCGAGTGCGAAAGATTGCAGGGATTTCCTGACGACTATACCCAAGTCCCCTACCGCAACAAACCCGCCGCCGACGGGCCGCGATACAAGGCGCTGGGGAACTCAATGGCGGTGCCGGTGATGGCGTGGATTGGTAAACGCATTCAACAAGTAGAGGATATATCCGCATGACTGATAATGATCCCGTCGTCAAGCTGCATCCAAAGGTTCTATTAGATGCCGCGCTTAAATACGCGCTCCGCGGCTTTCGCGTCCTGCCGCTTAACGGCATACGCGCAGGCGTCTGCACCTGCGGCGACACTGACTGCCGGTCGCCCGGCAAGCATCCGCTGACCGCACACGGTGCGACCGAGGCCAGCAGCGACGAGATGACAATCCGCGGCTGGTGGTCTAAGTGGCCGACCGCCAACATCGGGCTGGCTATGGGAGATGCCGGCTGCGTGGCGCTTGATGTCGATACGCGTAACCTCGGGCATCTGTCGTGGGAGGCGCTCATACAGGCCAATGGCGCACTGCCAGAAACGCCTACGCAGCGCAGCGGGAACGGGTGGCACTATCTGGTCAGGATTGACACAGATGCCGTCAGGCGCTGTCGTGGCAAGCTGGCGCAGGGGATAGATGTTAAGGCTAACGGCTACATCGTGGCAGAACCGTCTATCCATCATTCGGGGCGGCGGTATGCGTGGGACGATGGGCTGGATCTGCTGGCCGGGTTTACACCAGCGCGCGCACCCGTCTGGCTGGAACGGATGCTGATGGAGCCAGCAGCGGAAACAGGGGGGCCCAGCTCTCCCAATCTCGGCAATTACACCTTGCCGGTGCAGCTGGCAGAGGCCGCGGACGCTTTGACGGTGCTCGATGCCGAGGACTATCACCAGTGGATAGAAGCAGGCATGGCGCTGCACGCTACCGGATTGGGGGATTTGGCTTACCAGGTATGGGTTGAATGGTCTGGCCGTTCAGGAAAGTTTGACCATAAAGTGCAGCGGGCAAAATGGCTGTCTTTCTCAACCAAGCGGGCAGCCGGCGTGACGATTAAAACCCTATTTTCCCGCGCACAAGCGGCAGGATGGAAAAACCCCATGTCAGGAACCAGCTCGGCACCGCAGGCATCCGCACCAGTTTCCAAGCTCATAGCCGAAACCGGCGAGGCGTTCGTGGCTGGTTTTAAACCGCCTGAATATACGATCGAAGGCGTCCTGCTCCGCGGCTACCTCTACGGCATCACCGGCAAGAGCAACTCCGGCAAGACCGCTATTGCTGTCAGCCTGGCCGCCTGCGTGGGCGCTGGCCGGCCGTTCGGCAGGCATCAGTCTGTCGTCGGCCGGGTGCTATATCTGGCCGGCGAGAATCCAGAAGATATTCGGTTGCGGATTAAAGCCTATTGCGTGTCCATGTTTCTGCCAGAGGCATTTAATAACGTCACCTTTGTTAGCCGGTCTTTTAGCATTTCTCAGCATTTTGCAGAATTAATGGAATTGTCGGAGTCGGTCGGCGGGTTTGACCTGGTGCTGGTGGACGGCAAAACCTCGTTTTTTACCGGCGACGAGGAAAACGACAACACGCAGGCATACGCACAGGCGCTTGAGCTGCGCTCATTAACCCGGTTGGTAGGGCTGCCCTCCGTGGCGGTGCTGTGTCATCCAAATCGCGCTGTAGAGGGCGCAGAGGGCTTGTTACCGCGGGGTGGTTCGGCATTCTTGAACGAACTGGACGGCAACCTGACAGCCTGGAACTCCGGCGGCGTGGTCAGCCTATCGCAGAACAAGATCCGAGGCGCCGACTTTGAACCAGTCAAAATCAAGCTCGATGTATTCGTTTTTCCAGACATAAAGACCAATTTCGGCACGCCTATTACCTCCGTTATTGCCAAACCGCTAGACATGAATGAATCCGAATTGCTCGAAGAACAGGCCGAATCGGAAGAAAACCGACTGCTGATGCTGGTCAATTCCAGCCCCAAATCAACGCTGCGGGAGTGGGCTGGGTTACTTGGTTGGAACGATCGCAATGGTCAGCCGATGGTGTCAAAGGTCAGCCGGACTTTAAGCCAGTTAAAGGCCGATAAGATGGTCAGGAAGGTGCGGAAAAACTGGAAAATAACGGCGGCTGGAAAGGCCGAAATTGGTGTCTAAAAAGTGTGCCAAAAAGTGTATTTCTTGTTCCACGTTTGTTCCACGTTATAAAGTGATCTGAAAAATGGAACAGAACAGGGTGTTTTGTTCCAGAATGGAAATGCAGTAAAAGTTAATAGGTTCAAATGTTTAGTGCTGTTTTGTTCCAGAAAAAAGTGCGGAACAAACCATATGGGTTTAGAACAAAAAAGGATGGATTTGTTCCATCCTTTGTTTCCTATAGGTGGAACAAGAAGTGGAACAAGAGTGTTTTTTATTGATTAAAAAATAGGCAAATCACATGACACCAACGCAGCGTAGTTTGGCCTACCTTCGGGATGAGGGTTACCTGGTCGCGATCGTGGAGCACTGGAATCCGTTTGCGCGTATCAGGCAGGATCTGTTCGGGTTCATCGACCTGCTGGCAATTCGGCGAGATGAAACACTGGCAGTGCAAGTCACGGCCAGCGGCGTCAGCAGCCGGGTCAAGAAGATCGAGGCCAGCCCGCACCTCGGACGAGTGCGCGAGGCCGGCTGGCGGTTGCACGTTCACGGCTGGAGGAAGAACGCGGCCGGCAAGTATGTGATGCGTATTGTCGATTTATCGTAATTTTTATGCTTTTTTGTTTGACACAGTAATTTTCTGGTATTAATCTGCATGGGCGTGTATCTCCTCCGAGCACGCCATTCCCGCGTGACGGCGGTCTGAGCGATGCGGGCGCTCTCCACACGACCGCCGTCTACTTAACGAGGTGCTTGTGGCCGACTATCAAAAGAATGCCGCGCTCTTTGTTTCCGTCCTGTTGCACTCGGGCACGAACGCGCATTTCATGCACCTGCAAAGCAAAAGTTATAGTCAGCACAAGGCGCTGGGGCGGTATTACGAAGATGTGATTGACCTGGCCGACCGCTACGCCGAGGCGTTTCAGGGCTGTTACGATGTGATCGACACTTACCCGGCTGACTTTCACATTGCGAAAGTGCCGCTAACTTACATTCAAAAGATTAAAGATTTTGTTGACGGGATTCGTAAAGTCTTGCCCGATGACTCGCAACTCCAAAACATCATTGATGAAGTGTGCGAGTTGATTGACACAACCATCTATCGGTTGCGGGAGTTGAAGTAATGCCTAGCACCTCACCAGCTCAAGCCCGCATGATGGCAGCAGCCGCGCACGATCCGAAGTTTGCCAAGCGGGTCGGCGTGCCGGTTAGCGTGGCGCGAGACTTTAACCAGGCTGATAAGGGTAAGCGATTGGCTGTTGCAATGCAGCAAACGCCTAATCGCAAACAGAGATAAAGAGCGAACAAAATCAATGGCAAAAGGCATAAAGACAGGCGGCGGTAGTCGGGCGGGCGTGCCAAACAAGGCCACGCAAGACGTTCGCGCTGCCATTGCCGCGTTTGCTTCAGCTAATGTTGGACAGATGACCACATGGCTTGATGGCATTGACGATCCGGCGAAGAAACTAGACCTTTTCTTGCGGGCTATCGAATACCATATCCCAAAGCTGGCGCGGTCAGAGCAAACCGGTCCCGATGGCGGGCCGCAAGAGCATACGTTCAGGTGGCTTGAGTGACGCTCCACGTTATTCCCTACAAGCCTCGCTCGGCGTTCCTGCCGTTCCATCAGCGCACAAAGCGGTGGTCGTGCCTGGTGGCGCACAGGCGGGCTGGTAAGACCGTGGCGGCGATCAACGACCTGATCCGGGCGGCGGTCACCAGCAGGAGCCCGATGCCGCAGTTTGCCTATATCGCTCCGTTTCGAAGCCAGGCTAAATCCGTGGCGTGGGACTATCTAAAGCACTTCTCGGCTACCTCGGCGGCCAGCACGAACGAGTCTGAGCTGACGGTCGACATGATCAACGGCTCGAAGGTGCGTTTGTTTGGCGCAGACAACGCTGATTCGATGCGCGGGCTGGGCTTTGACGGTATCTTCATGGATGAATACGGCGACTTCAAACCGTCTGTTTGGGGCAATGTCATCCGGCCGGCGCTCTCCGACCGGCAAGGCTGGGCGGTGTTTGGTGGCACGCCAAAAGGTAAAAACCAGTTCTGGGAGATCAAGCAGACTGCTGAACGGTTGCTGGATGACTGGTTCCTGTTGCAGCTGCCGGCCAGCAAGTCAGGGCTGCTGCCCGATGGGGAGCTTGCGGCGGCGAGGGCGCAGCTCTCAAAAGACCAGTACGATCAAGAATATGAGATTTCATTTGAAGCAAGCATCTTAGGGGCGTTTTACGGCACAGAGATGCGCGAGGCGACCGAGGCGGGCAGGATCTGCCAGGTCGACTACCAGCCAGAGGTGCAGGTGGATACGGCGTGGGATCTCGGCAAGCGGGACGACACCGCGGTTTGGTGGTATCAGGTCATCAGAAACGAAATCCACGTAATTGACTATTTTGCGGTATCTGGCGCCGAAATTTCAGATCTGGCCGCTGTGGTCACCGGCAAGCCTTACCGCTACGGAAAACACTACTTGCCGCACGACGCCAAAGCCAGAACGCTAGCTTCAAGTAGGTCGACCATTGAGCAGCTGGCTGACCACTTGGGCATCAACAACATGGCGATTGTGCCAAGTTTGAGCGTGCAGGACGGCATCCAGGCGGTGCGCGTAATGCTGCGGCAGACATGGTTTGACGCTGAACGGTGCGACGAAGGCATCGAGGCGCTGCGCCAGTATCAGCGCGAGTATGACGAGGACAAGAAGGCGTTTAGACAGACGCCGCGGCATGATTGGTGCTCGCATCCGGCCGACGCTATGCGCATGCTGGCCATTGCGTGGCGCGCAGAGCCGACCGTCAAAGCGCCGGATGTGGTCAAGCCGCTAATGGTCGGTCCGGAAAATACGGTTACATTGAATGACATGTGGGCAACCGCAAAATCAAGGAGCAAGAGATTATGAGTGGCGTATCGAATCCTTATCGGTATCAGTATGAGCACGTTGCGGCAAGTTCTACCGCGCAAGTCTTGGGTGGCACAGGCGCAAAAGGCGACTATTTGCACCGCATTGTTTGCACCGTGAGCACATCTGCCACCGGCAACGTG